CTAAGACCTTAAAGGGTTTCAACAAATAACCAAGGAGTTAGAATCATTGATTCGGACAGGAGGATACGACTATGAAGAAGAAACCAACTAAGAAAGCTGGCGGCAAGAAAATGCCAAAGTCTGGCAAGAAGTGCTAATACACTGGGGATGGTTTAACAACCGTCCCTAGTTTTTTAATCTTGGGTATCCAAGAAGAAAGGGAGATTAAAATGGCTAAGAAAAAATCAACAACTAAGAAGAAACCCAAGATGTCCTGTGGGTGCGGAGGTAAGAAATGATTCCAATTAACGGCGCTTTTAATGTTGTTAGTTCTGTAACTCCTTCTGGAGCAGCTATTGCAGGAATAAACGTTACTCTTACGACACATATTACAAACCATCCAAACGATATTATTGTAACTGTTGCAATTAGTGCTAATACAATTCGAACAGCACCATTTTTATTTTTAAAAGGTACTCCATTTAGTGATGGTACACGAATTGTAGATACAAAAAGCTCAATTAAATATGCAGTTAGTAGCTTTACTTGGACTGGTGGTGTATTAACTATTAATCATGCTACTTTACCAGTAGCAGTAGTAGGAGCAACTCAAAAAGTATACATTTCAGGTGCTTCTAATGCTAATGTAAATGGTACATTTTCTGCAAACGCAGCTGGATCTACAACAGCTACAACAGTAACTTTAGCTTCTGATCCTGGTTCTCTTGCTGGAGTAACTGGTTTTGTACAACCTGGAATTATAGACACTGACAACGATAATAGAGGATACTATACAATAAATCTACCAGTCCTTACAACTAGTACTACTGCTTTAACAACTCCTCTATGGGCTATAAATACAGTTCCATCTGGAGCAACCCACGCTATTTTAGTAGCAGTTACAAATACTAACTATGTAGCTCAAATCGTATTAGATGGAGTTGCTGGAGTTGTTTTTGCCCCAGCCAATCAATTTATTTGCTTAAAGAATTTACAGAGTGGTAGATTCTATAGATCAAATGGTGCTGGTGCAACTGATTTAGCAAGAATTATCTTTTGCACTTTAAATCCACTGGGTAACTCATAAGGAGGAATAAATGCCTAATTACATACCTCTCTCACAAGCAGAAGAATTTGCTTTAATTCGTGGGTTAGCTTTAAACGTAAACCCAAAACACGGAGTCTTTAAAGGAATTCCAAGTTCTACTGTATTTAACGTAAATGGAGTTGAATTAAATAAGTGGAGAGGGTGGACAGATTCATATCCTAGTACGCAGGCTTATGACTTCTATGGGCAGTTTCAAGGATTGGTGAGTTATCTACCTGATCCTCCTCAAATTCCTGGTGGAATTACTTCTATTGAAAATAATGATACAATGATTATGGCATCATTATCCTATAGTTTTCCTTTATTTACTTTAACACATTTTCTTGGAAACTCTTCACAAGGAAACCCTCTCATAATTCCCACTGCTAACAGTAAAATAAGAATTTCTTCGGCAAACCTTCCAATTTATAATGGTGTATATACAGTTCTTTCTTCTGTTTTTAATAATCCTTATTATGTAACAACATTAAGTAGAGATGATGGATTAGCCAGTGGATTTATAAATCCAGCGGTTGATGCTACTGTAAATTATTCTAATAATGAATACTATAGTAGTACACCAACCTCTAGTACAACAAATCAAACAAGTAGTGGATTAGTTTTTAAAACAGGTAATTTAGACTTAGGTTATAATTCTTTTGGTGGAATAATAGGAAACTGGATTGCTGTTGTTGGGTCAATAAGTAATGCTAATGGAACTATAACTCAAAATCTTACAGATCCAACTCATGGACCTTATTTTTCTATAAGTACTGCAGCTAATCAATCAAACAGTAAAGCAGAGATTAAAGACTGGGATCCAAGAATAATGCCAAATGATATTGGTGGTGCTCCAAGATTTAAAATTGGAGAAAGAAAGCTGCACTTTAAAGCTAAAGTTCAAATTGAAGCTAGGTCTTCAGATCATGCATACAGTATAGGATTCTGGAGAACACATACATGGTCGGCTTCTCCAACTGAATATCAAAAAGGTGAAAACTGTGTTTGTTTCTTTAACAATGGTTCAGCTACTTGGCAAGTAAAGGTAAACAAAAGAACTGGAGCATCAGCCCAAAACATTTCAGTTACACACGCATTTTCAACTACAGCTCAAGTAAGTAATGTAAATACACTAGAAATTCTAGTAAACTCTGAAGGCACTCAGGCAATTTTTAAAATAAATGATCAAGTTGTTTATGTTGCAGAAGGTGGTTTACCAGTAATGTCACAAGATACTACTTATGTTTCTACAATTTATCCACAAGTTGGTGTATTTGCGGGTGCTACAGTTCGTGATGTTGTTCCAACTTCTGGTGGTGCAACAGCTGGAGTTTTACGAGTTTACAGTATAACTTTGTTTAGCCAAAGTATTCTACAGAATGCTGGTCTAAAACTATTTAAAAAATTAAAGTGAGGAAACAATGGCTATTGCTACTATAACAATTCAACAAGCATATGCAATTTGTAATGGTACTTGGATTAACCCCTATACTAAAGGACGTCTTGATGATGGGGTAGTATTTGGTACTACTTTAAATACATCTTTTTCCCTTGGTACTCTTTTTGCTGCAAATGTTGCTCCCGATGGAACAATGCTAAATAATAGACTAAAAGCTTTTTTAAGTGGTACTAGTTTTGCTCCAGGTAACATCCCTACACAGAGTTCTACACTAACTTTACAAAATAACTCATATGTGCTTTGTTCTACTACACCAGTACTTGTTAACTCAGCTGCTGCAGGATTTGAAACACCAGTCTTTAGTCCTCAAGAGTATATTGGTTCAACACAACAAAACTATAATTATAGAACTGGAGCTGATTTTAATACTAGTAGTAATATAAATGGATACGAGCAATTGTATCATCTTGCTGGTTTAGGTATTTTTAAGAAAATTAAAAAGTGAGGTTTATATGTCACGAATGCCAATGATGGGAATGGGTATGCCAACAGGCTATGGTCCTGGTATGATGGAATCACAGATGGGCATGGGTATGCCTATGGTTCCGCCAGAAGAACAAACCCCAATGCCAAAGAAAAAGAAAAAAGCACCAGCTAAGAAAAAGACTGGTAAGAAAGCTAAGAAGTAATGTTTACACCCAACAAAAAAACAAAGTATGATGTAGACTATATTAAGGAACGTACTGGCCCTAAGCCAGATAATAAAAATAAGAAATCAAAAGTTGTAAAGAAAACTAAGACTCGGTAATCCGAACAATCTTAAAGGAGAGTTATATAAATGTCAGATATTAATAATGCTGAACAATCTCAACTTGTCGAGACTCAGCCACACTTAGCCACACCAGTTCAGACTGAAGATCCACAAATTGTCCATGAGCGTGCAATGTTCATGAAGTACGTTCAGGACCAGGGGCAAAAGATCCCCAGTAACTTCAAGTCAGCTGATGATTGGTTCAACAGCCTAGTAGAAGCCCGTAAGGGATTTACTCAGGCAAGACAAGAAATCGCTTCCTTAAAGAAGCAATACAATCAAAATGGTGTGACCAATCCCAATTATGTGGACTCACAGCCAGTTGCTCAGGCTAAGCCTGAGCCAGTCGAGGATCTATCAGGTATCCCTGAAGACCTCAAGATTACACCACCACCTACTCCTCAACCTGGGGCTACGGCTCGGGTTAGCGCAGAAGATTGGCTTCGTTGGGGCAAGGAAATTGACTCAACGGGTGCCGTAAGTGCTGCTACTCGTAAGGAAATCCAGGATAAGATGGGTGCTGATGAGGTAATTATTGAGCAGATGATTAAGGGCCGTAAGGCTTTGGCTAAGCAATCTTGGGACGATGCTGCTTCGGTTGTCGGAGGTAATGACAGCCTTAAGCGGATGTTTAAATGGGCCCAAGATAATTTAACAGCTGAAGAGGTTGCAGCAACTAATCGTGCTCTCCAGACTAATGCCTATAAGAATGTCCTCCTGGGACTTAAGGCACGCTTTGAGCAACAAAACCCACCAAAGGCCCCTTCACAGGAACCTAAGCCAATGGATAATCGGGTCAATCCTTCACAGGTTCCACAATCCGTACAGGTGTTTAAGAACCTTGCCGAACAACAAGCTGCATTACGCGATCCTCGTTTTCGTGTAGATTCAAATTATAGAAAAGCAGTCGAAGCAATGGTTGTCAATACATCTCGGTATGGTTATAGAAATCGTTAACTCCGTACAATCCTCAGGACACGGAACAATTAAGGGTTTCTCCTTCGTTTTAAGTTTTAATATAATAGAGAGTTTCTATATAAGGAGAAACAAATATGGCTTCAGGAGATAGTTTATCAGCAGGACAGATGTTCCCAATTGGGTCAACAGGTTATACTCACCCAGCTAACCCCAATCAACTTAAGGCTTGGCCAGAAGGCGGTCAAGCTGCCAGTCTAAACAGCTTTCCTTCTGTTTCTGGTGCAAGCGATCCTTCATACTGGCTTCCTATTTGGTCAGGTGAAGTAATCAATGCTTATGATCAATACAATATGTTTGAGCCAATGGTTACTACAGAAACCATTGAGTCAGGTACAACCAAGCGTTTCCCCATTACAGGAACCGTTGGTCATCAGGGTATTTGGCAAGCTGGTGAAGAGTTAGTTGGTAATACTGGTGTTTCAACTCCAGGTTGGTTCGATATTTCTCTCGACCAACGACCAATGGCTGCATTCTTTGAACTTGATGATATTCACCTCATGCTTACCCAATGGGATTACAGAGCTGAATTAGCCCGTCAAGCTGGTCTTCAACTTAGTTACATTCGTGACAAGCAAATTGCTTGTATGATTGCACAGGCTGCATTCTTACCAAATCGTAATCCATTTAGTACTGATTACGTTGGTATGAGTCGTCCATCTGCATCTGGTGGTACTCCTACACTACCACCAAATGCTCTTTTTAATCACCTTGGAAATCGTGCTTCAACTCAGACTCAACGTACTGATGCGGCACTACTCCTTCTTGATTATCTAGAGCGTTACATGGTTCGTCTTTCCGAAATCGACGCAACCCTTGGTGAAGTTTATTGCGCCGTTACTCCACAAGCTTTCCATGACATTCGTGCTCTTGGTATTGCTCGTGATGCTACTGGCCTCGTCGGTGGTGCTGGTCGTCCATTCTTCGGTGGTGTAGCCGAAGCTGGTGGGCTTGGCGTTCCCCTTTCTCAAAGCACTTTTGCTATTACCGAAGGTCTTGAGTATATGGGTGTTAAAATTGTTAAGAGCAATCACTTACAACAACTACAAGGTTATGTTGTTAAGTCTGGTGGTAACAGCGGAAATGATCGTGCTCCAGTCTTTGCTAGCACTGGTTTAATTAACAACGCTGCCGATAAGGTTGGTATTCTAGCTAAACTCGGTGATTCAAAGTATGACTTTGACTGGAATGCCTCTAAACAAGCAAACTGGGATCCAACCGACAATGCTGGTGCATTCACTAAGGATGCTATTTCTGGTGCTAGCGTTTCTACTGCTCATGCATCAGGCGATGACTTTGCTCCAATTAAGGCTCTTATTTGGCAACGCTCAGCCGTATGTTCATTGCGTTTACAGGGCATGAAGGTTGAAACAGTCAAGGATGTCCGTAGAGGTACATTCTTCACCGTAAGCTCCATCATGGCTGGTGCTGGTGTTCTTCGCCCAGAACTCTGCGGCGCAATCCAGGGTCTTGAGACTAATTAATTTTAGCGTTAGCTAATTACATTTTGGTATTTGTACCTAGGGGGTCGAAAGGCCCCCTAGGTATTTTTTTCGCAAGGAGAGTTACATGAAACCCTTTAATCCAATTACACAATCTTCCCGTGGTTTAGGAGATACCGTAGCCAAGGTGGCTAATAAACTAGGTATTAAGAAAACAGAAGGTTGTGGTTGTGAGAAGCGTCAAGAAGTTTTAAATAAGTTGGTTCCGTATCCAAAGAAAGGAGCTAAGTAATGGGATTATACAGCTTTACCGAAGCGGTAAACCATATGCTGTTATCCTCAGGTGAACATTTGGTTAATGATTTAAACACGGATGCTGGTGTAGATACCAGCGTAGCTCAGTTTATCCTTAAACAAACCATCAAGGCGGCTGTGATGAGAGGCATAGCCAATAACCGATATGTTACAGAAATTACTCCTAATGTAAATGGTAAGATTCTCTTACCCGCCAATGCTTGTTATGCACAGGTCGTGGAACCCCTATTTGATCCTACGACGGGGGAGGTGATCCAAACTACAATTAAGTCCTCAAATAGCGGACCCGTGCTTTTCAATATTACCAAGCAAACGGATGTTTTTACAGATACACTTAAGGTAGAAGTCATTGTAACACTCGGTGCTGATAACACAAATTATGGATGGGATGATATTGATTCTGCACTTCAGCGTGGTATTATGGAAAGCGCTGCAAGAGAATATCAAATTATTACCCAAGGTGACTTAGATGTGGATAAACGAATGGCTCAAAGAGAACAATACCACATGGCTAGAGGACGAGCCGCAGACATATTTAAGAAACATAGATCTATCTTCTTAGGAGATCCTGGTACACAGGCCGCTGTGGATCGTAGAGGAATCCTAAGCAATGATCCTTACTTTACTAGAACGAGGTTCTAATGCCAATTACAAGACTTCCAATCAACACACTTAGTGGTGGCGTAGGCCGCCAAGCTCCTAGCAAAAGACTTACTAGTGAGGCTGAAAACATTGATAATTGCTTGGTAACACTTGAGAAGTCTGTCGAAAAAAGACCGCCACTAAGTATGGTTGCTTCGGGTGCAAGTACATGTTATCTTGAAATAGATAATGTTATTCCAGTATTAAATGGTTTAAATACCGATAATTTTTATTTTCACTTTTTAGATATTGATGGATACAATAGATATTGTATTGTAATTAATAGAGCAGGATACTCTTTTGATCCTGTATCTAAGAAAACATTTACATGGAATAATCAAACCTTAAACTTATCAACCTTTTTAAAAGTATATAGAATTGAACCTACAGAATGGATTGAAGAAACAATAGATACTAGTAATACTTCTGGATTTAATAGAGCAATCTTTGAATACTTAACATTTGGAAATAAGTCTACAACAAGCAATTATCCTATTGCAAATAGTATAGTATCTAGTATTCCAGTTACTAAAACTAGAGAAACTTTTGGATCAATTGACTTTGATGTTGGTTGTATTCTATGGAATAAATTAGTTCCAACAGACTATTTACCTGATAATTCTCAGTTAGAAGTGGAATATGATGCTGCTAACTGGGCAACAGCAATAACACAGAGTGAATACATTCATTCTGGTGATATTGTAAATTATAAAAAAACAACTGGACCTTTATCTTTTTCTCCCCAATATGAAGACACATATGATAGTACATCTTACTGGCCTAATGTACGAGACAATATTGATTATACATTAGATTCTTTCAGTGAGCAAATTGAGATTGGTCAGAGTGTTGAAAACTTTAGTATAATTCCTCAGTATCCTGTTGATGAAGTAGCAAGTGATGTAACTGATTTTAATGGGTTTCGCGCATGGCGAATGTTATATGACTATTATGACAACCCACATACAATACCTAATTATACTTCAACTAAAACAGGAACACTAGTTATTTCTACAAATCAAATTAACATTGCAGATACAACTGGAATGCAAGTAGGAATGTTTATTAGAAGTGTAAATGGTCAAGATAGAACAATTACTGTAGTAAATCCTACAAGTATTATTGTAGATGGTCCTCAGTTTACAGCAAATACCAATACTACATATACCTATGGATGGATTAATTGGCTAAAAGATCACAACTATGTATCCTCTCCGCTAAGTCCAGAAGATAGGGATGGACAAAATACTTATCTTGGACGTGGTAAAGTTTACTTTGCTCGTAATCCTTATTTAACTTTTCCAGCTGGATTTTATAGGGCTACTAGATATCTAAAGAATCCATATTTTGAACGCATTAGATCTGAAGGTCCTAATAGTGTTTTTGATCATCGTCGTATGCCTTTAATAATTTATAAGGATTCAGCTGATGCGGGTAAATGGAAGATCAAACATATGCCTCTTTTTCCAAGAAGAGCTGGAACTAGTTTAAGCAATCCTGGATTAACAGGAGTTAATAGAAAAGAACGAATTCAATCTATGGCTATTTGGAAAAATAGACTATGGATAGCAACAGATAATGCAATTGCTTCAAGCCGTTCTGGAGCATTCTTTAATTTCTGGATAGACGATGTTTCTAACGTTGTTGAAACAGATCCAATAGATATTCAAGCTAGTGTTGGTGCTTATAATAAACTAAGTCATATCATACCTTTCCAAAATATCCTTGTTGCTCTATCTTCTGGTTCTGTTCAGTTTGAAGTTCGTGGTGGTTCTATTGATACTGGTATATCTCCATTTAACGTAGAGTTTAGACCAACTTCATTCTACAGCACTAGCAAACTAACAGCTCCCCAAAAAATGGGTAATAATATCTTCTTTATGAATGCTAGTAAGATGTATATGTATCTTTCTGGTAGTTCGTTTAATGATGAATATTCAACTTCAATGGATATAAGCCAACACTGTAGAGGATACTTACCAGAAAACGTAAGTACAATGGCAGTATCTTCTGGTGTAAATACAATATTTGCTGTTGATGAAGATAATACAGAGTATATTTACTTGTTTACATTCAGAACAAATGGTGAAAGAATAGTTCAAAATGCTTTTCATAGATGGATTCTATCATCTTTAGATGATGTAAAAGCAATGGTTGCTTATGAAAAAGATTTCTATATTGTTTCTAAACGGCCAATAAATGAAGCACAGAATTCTTTTAAACTTTGTGTTTACTTTACTTCATTAGAAACCGTACCAATTGCTACTCCAATGGTAGATTGGCTAGTTAAGGTAACACCTCAACCTAATTTGGTAAGTGGAAAAACTCATTTAATATTACCTTACTATGATCCACAAGTTAAGTATGCTATCCTTGCCCCAGAATGGTCAACACAAGCTTATCTAACTTTTACTATTGATCCTAGTAATGTATTTTTTGCTTCGGGTTCAACAAACATTTACATTTCAGGAGACTATAGAACTTATCCTATTTATGTAGGAAGGTCTTATGAAATGAATATTGAACTATCTCAACAAGTTCAAAGATCAACCTCTGGTGGAACTAAGGCAGAAACAGTTATTGAAGGAGTTTTAAATCTTAAGAGATTAACAACTAAGCACCTATACTCTGGAAGTTATGATGTTACTATAAGTCGAAGAGGAAGGATTGATTCTCCCGTAACGTTTTATCCTTTAGATGTTAATTCTATAGTTTCAAGAACTGATCAATTAAAAGTCGATACTGTTGGTGAACATTTAGTAAAGATTTTATCTTATTCAGAAGCTTGTAAGATTTTTATTAAATCGTCCTACCCAACTCCATGCAACATTTCAAACGTAGAAATACTTGGAACATTTAGATCTAGAAATACCAGTATTGAATAAGGAGAACTTATGCCCTGTTACAGTTATATTTCAAATAATCCAATTACATTTGTAGGTAATGTAGAGATAGTTACTTCTTATTCTGGCTCTGGCTATTATTCTTATAGTACTTTAGCTTGGATTTGTGAGTTTCCTATTGCCGATCAATTAAAAGTTTATACTAGACCTACTGTTGGAAGTCCTGAAACTTTGTTAGTTCAGGGTACAGATTATACTATTGATGAACCTAATAATAGAATTAACTTAACAGCATCAGTCACAGCTGGATATCAAATAGTTATAAGAAGAAGTACTCCATCAAATAGAATGATTTATAAATTTGTAGATGGTGCTAAATTAACAGCTAAAGAACTAAACGCATCGTTTCATCAACTATTGTTTTTAAACCAAGAACGAGATTTTCTAGCTGGATCTACAATTAATAATTTTTATCCTGTTTATCAAACAATGAGTACATGGACGGCTGGTGTAAACTATACAATAGGTTCTTTTGTTGTATTTGGTTCAGCTATTTATAAATGCATTCAAGCAACAACTGGATCACAAAATCCAATTGATAATACATACTGGCAATTAGTTAATAATACACAAACTCCTTTAATTGTTTATAATGGTCCAAATCCAGTTCCTATAAATTTAACAAGTTTAAGTCCTGGAAAAGCTTTAGTTTGGAATGGAAATGAATTTGCAGCACAATCTTTTACAAGTTCTTTAAGTACTTTAACTGATGTTAGTTTAGCTGGACTTGCAGCTGGAGATCTATTAAGATACAATGGAACAGTATGGGTTAAAGCAACACCAAGCATTCAAGATATTACAGCAACCAATCTTAGTCTTAATAACAGAGCATTCTATGGTTTGGTTAGTAACTTATCATATACTAACAATGCTTCAAGTATAGATGTTTCTAGTAAATCTTTCTTGCTTCCCTTTAAATCAGGAACTAGTTGGGTTTTAACTGATCCTCCAACCGTATATCATATTGTAAAAAATACATTACCAAATTCAGAAGATCCTCAAACATTCTTTTCACAGATTAGAAGTGAATTAGATGGTTTATCAGCTAATGTTACAAATCCAATTAAGCTTAAGTTCTATTGGGATTTAAATCGTGATCGTGTTAATGTTGCGGATACAGCTGGAACGGGAGATAATCTTGATAACTACAAAGCATATTTTTGGGATAGTTATGGAGAACTATACAGTACTACAGGATACGGTACAACTACTGGATTAAAGTATCACGCGGTTGATGATGGAACTCACTTATATAAAGTAAGTCCGTTCTTTTATGAAAAAAGACTAAAGGTTGGTGGAAGTTTAGTTCAATTTACCTCTAAACTAAAGGGATATGGAATTAAACATTTCTATCTTAGTGTACCTGAATGCCACACTACTGCTTTAGCAAATATACCAATTGCTGCTAGTAATACTACATACTTTACTGCTACGACAAACGCAGCATTAGTTACTTCTTTAAATGCTATTGGAGGAGATAATGAAGCTGGATCTCCCCAAAGAGATTTATATTTAATGGGATTAAGGGATATGGCTTTTGCTGCTGCAAGACCAACTCCAGGAGCAAATGATTTACAGGGTGGAAGCAGTACTGTCAAATCAAGAGATGCAAAAGTTAGATACTATAAAGGTGCTGTTTTAAGTGCAGCATATACTAACTTAGCAGATGCTACTTATATACCATTTGAAAATCCTAATGCAACAGTACAAACTGTTTTATGGAAAATACCAAGACAAATGATTTATTATAATAAAGCTGCTTTAGCTTTTTCAAATAAAGATAATGCTGCAATGAATACTAATTCAGCCTTTAATAGTAATTCAGTAAGATTTCAGGGATACAATTCAGTTCAACCTGATTATACAAATGCAGCAACTTTTCCAAATCATAACTCTAGTTCAGCTGGATTAGGACTAGGAACATTATTTAAAGCAAACCACTATTGGAGTGAATGGTGTAATAAATGGGATACTGATTCTGGAGATGTACAAAACTATAGATATAATGAAGCAGATATAGATTGGTACTTGTATAATATGATAGACGGGGCTACTAATATTGGCCTATATAAAACAAACGCAAAAAATCCACCATTTACTTCTAGCACTTCTTCTTCGTGGGGAGCAGGAACAGAATTAAATAACCAAGGTAGATTTTATTTTCCATGGGCATTTAGACCAAATGATCCAAGGCCACTATTAAATAATGCTGTTGGTAGTGTACTTTTTAATATAGATTCAAATAAACTATTTTCAGAATCAACAAACTTTTTATCTGATCCTGAAGATGAGTATGTATTTAGATTAGTAGCTGCTGATTCTTTAACTGATTTATTTACTTCTGGTGGATATGATACACTTAAAACATCTATTATTTTAGAATATGGGTTTAATGAGGGATCAAACCATTCAAAAACAACACCACTAACAGATTCAAATTTGTTTGCTCTTTATCCACACTCAACCTATTCTACAAATAAATATAGAGCAGACTCAAGAATTGATTACTCTAAGGTACGAGTATTTGTAAAAAGAGAAGCCTTAGAAACAACTGGTACAGGTGCTTCTGAAAGAACTAGATATGTTATTACTTTAGCAATTAGAGTTCCTAGGATTAAATCAATAGGATACGCACGAACTTTTAGAAGAATGTATATTAATAGTTCTGTAAATAATTTTCCACAAAGAGATTCCACATCAACCGATAGCGAACTCGATTCAGGACCATGGACTTGGGGAACTATTTCTCCTTTGTTTTCATTAGACCCTACGCATATCTATCCAACAGGTACTTTTGGTGCTTTTGGAGCTCAACCTGACTTAGTAAAATATACAGGTACTCTGATAAATGGTGCTAGTAGTACTTATGCTTTGGAAAATACTAGTTATGGTCTTTATTCTTCTCTTGTTCAAGATAATCCAGTAGATTTAAATTATCCTGTTTCAAATTGGGTATCTGGTCGTAATGAATGTGCTGTAAAATTTACAAGAGTTGGTATTCCAAGTACACTTTGGATTAGGCTATCTGTACTAAATACCGATGGTTCAGTTTCACTATTAGACTCTTCAGGATTTATTAATGTTACAGGATAAGGAAAACTTAATGCCACAGGAAAAAAAACAAGATTTAATACAAATTCTACAGTTATTTGTTTTAGCCGCTGGTGTTGGTGGTTTCTTTATTGACATTGGCAAACGATCCCAACTTATAGATAAAACAGACAAAGATCTAACAGAACTAAAAACAATTGTTCAAGATTTGGTAAAAGCCCAGATTCAGGTATCATCCAATGACGCAAAGCATGGTGCAATGCTGGATGATTTAAAACAAAGAGTAATTGAACTCGAAAGGAAAAAACTATGAATAATCGTAATACAACCATTGCTGGTATTGGTGCTATCTGTGTTGCCGTAGGTGGCGTACTCACTGCTATGTTTGATGGTGATCCAGCTACCACTGCTGACTTTGCTTCAGCCGTAGCTGCTGTAATTGCTGGTATTGGTTTAATTCTAGCCAAGGATGCCAAAACCCCAGCTGATCCAGTAACCCCACCAGCTAACAATGTTTGATAAAATAATGGCTCAAATAGCCGTAGGAATTATAGATGCACTTCTTAAAAGGATCGAAATTGGGTCGATTGCCGTTGATGCTGATATTGACCGTGACCGTCTTCGTAGGGCTGGTTCTCGGATTGATGAGTGGTTGCGGCAGCAGGACAGTATTCATTCCCGAGGACAGTCCAATAAGACTGGGCCCTAATGTCCAAGCCAAAGTATATACTTTGCAACAAGGTCAATGGGTCTTAAGTAATAATAATGTTCGTATACCTGAAGGTTGGTATTGTGTACCACCTTCATTTGTTAGTGACAATAGGGAGTTAAAGAAATGAAAGAAAAACTTAATGATATGCAAGAAAAGCTTTTGGATTGTCTAATTAGTGATCTTAATGATCCTGATCGACGCACTCCAGGTTTATATACAGTAGTCCGTGGTGTCCTCAGTGATCATAAGGATAAGGTTAATACTATTCCAAACGAAACAATTGAAGCTGTAGAAGCAGCTATAAAGGATGCCGTTCCATTTAAAATTAAGAAAGCAGCATACTGATGAAGGTTCCCCAAGAAGTTATTGATGATTTTAGAAACCACTTGTACTTTTGCTTTAAGCATCTTGGCCTTGGGGAACCTACCAAAATCCAGTATGAACTAGCCCGAGAGATCCAAGAAGGCCCTTCAGATGCCATTATAGCCGCAGGAAGAGGTACTGGTAAGTCTACCATTACCGCTTGTCTTGCCAGTTGGGAGTGGCTTAAGGACCCAAACCTAACCTTTCTGGTATTATCCAATACCCAAGGCAAGGCTATAGACTTCGTATCTCAGGCTAGAAAGATCTTATCAGTAGTTCCATACTGCAAGTATATGGTTCCACGGGATATAGATAAAGACAATGCACTTGGTTTTAACCTAGCGGTTAGAACCAAGTTTACACAGGATTTAAACTGTGCAGCCCGAGGTATAACAGGTCAGATTACAGGTCTACACGCAGACCGAGTGGTTCTAGACGATATTGAGATTGCGGGTAAGAATGAAACTCCCGTAGGTAAGGAAACATTACTTAAGAAGCTAGCAGAATTAGAGTCTATTAGAAATAAAGGTTCTAGGGTTATCTTCCTAGGTACACCCCATTATCAGGATTCGGTCTACAATGTTCTAAAAGAATCCTATCCAATGATCAAGTACCCAGCCGAAATGCCAGATCCTTCAGTTCCCGCTGAAGTAGAGGACGTGGCTCCATGGGTCCTAGGATTGGATATAGAGCCAGGGGACGCCACCCAGCCCGAACGGTTCGACCGAGATGAACTTAGTTCCAGACGGGCTAAAATCGGCCCTAGTCACTATGCCCTGCAGTACAAGCTGGTAACATCCCTTGCTGATGCTGACAGGTATCCATTAAAACTTAGAGATCTAATAGTCATGGATCTAGATCCAGAGATCGGTCCAGATAAGATAGTATGGCAAGGTCAGAACCCATTAAGAGATATACCTAACTTTGGTATTTCTGGTGATTTAATTCCAGAACCTATGTATATTAGTAATAATTATATTAAGTATCAACATAGTCACCTATGTATAGACCCTAGTGGTCGAGGTGCTGATGAGACTGGCTTATGTGTATCTTCAGTACTTAGTGGTACTGTGTTTATTCATGAGTTACTTGGTATTCAGGGTGGATATGATGATGTAACTTTAGCTAAAATTGCCAAGGTTGTAAATGAATATCAGTTACCATTGGTTCGTGTTGAGTCTAACTTTGGTGATGGATTGTTTACTAAAGTTTTAATTCCATACCTTATAAAGAACTGTCCCCATCAGGTTGGAGTCGAAGAGTATAAAGTAACTGGTCAAAAGGAATTAAGAATTATATCTACCTTAGAACCTGTAATGGCAATGCATAGATTAGTTATATCTCGCAAAGCAATTAAAGATCAAACTAATCAACTACAGTTAACAAGACTCCATAGGGGTCGAGGAGCTTTGAAACACGATGATAGGGTGGATGTGTTATCAGCCTCTGTAGAATATTATAAGTCTCATATGGCTACTGATACTGAAAAAGCTACAGAAAACTTTAAGAAAAAAGAATGGGAAAAAAGAATTAAAGATTGGGCTAATAACTTTAGAGCCAGTGATTACGCTCCAACTAGTGGTGCTACACGGGTTGTTGCAACAAACCAAAAACCTAGAAAGGTAGGCAATCAATGGGGTTGGTGAATTTAATAAGAGATTTAAGATTAAAAGATGTTGTTGGAATTTCGTTTCTAATTACATTGCATTTCACATGCCAATACTTATTTACAGATTTTTTAAATGATGGTACAAGCATTGCTTTCTTTCCTTTAATTATGGCAGGAGTAGGGGTAGCTCAGGGTATTTTTGGAGGTATGGCACAAGCTGCTGCTGCTGAACGACAGAATAGACAAGCTATGCAACAATGGGTTGCTGGCAATACCCAGAAAACAATTAACAATGCTAGATCTCAATTTCAGGCTGCACAACAATGGTCTAATCAATTAAAGAGAAACGAAGAAATAACTAAAAATGCTTATGCTTATAGTTTTGATGCAAGACAAGCGGCCTTGGCTATGAGAAGTTTTAAACAACAACAAACATCAAATGTTGCTATGGCTCAGAGAGCTAGTTTACTTTCTTCAGTAACAGCCCGAGGTATTGCTGGTTCTTCTGGTACATCTACAGCTTTAAAAAATGCACAAGCTATGCAGTTGTTAAATGAAAATAAATACCAAAACATGGAATACCAGAATCAAGTTAAAGCTATCCAACAACAAGAAAAAAATATGTTATCTCAACAAACAGAAAATGTATTTATGCCCAATATTCAAGGTTACGATGAACAACCAATACTCCAAGATACCTCAATGCCTATGATTGGTGGAGCAATTGCTGGTGTTGCTGGTGGTTTACAGGGTGCTCTTAGTGGTATGGAATTTATTAAAGAGGGTGGATTTGGTACTTTATTTGGAACTAAATCCTAAATCCCTGGAACCTAAGGAGATTAATCAATGGCTACAGATCCAAATTTATTAAGAATTGGTGGACGTTCGGGTTTAAGTTTAGAAACAACACCAGGATCTATTTCTACTCCTGGTGAACTAGTTGGAGGACAGTTCCAAGTTGGAGCTCCTTCTCAACAAGTAGGTATCAGTGGAGAAGAATCTTTATATGGTACTCTATCTGAAATTGCTGGAAACTTAGTTCAAAGTGTAAATACTGCTGCTAAGATTAATCGGTTTATTGAAGATAAAAACTGGCAAGAGTGGTTAGATAAAAGTTGGCAAGGTCCTGAAAGTATAAGGACAAAATTACTTGATGTAGCTAATCCTCCAGTTGATCCAGTAACAAAACAACCACTTAACGATGAGCAAGTTTATCTAGGTATTAAAGAATTACTAGATAGAGCTCCTGGTCGTGGTATAAATACACAACGAAAAAGTGAATTATTTGGAAACTGGCTTCAAGAAGATCCAGATAGAAGAAACCTATTTCGAAAACTTGCTACAAGATTTGATAGTCAAAATCAAAAGTTAAATCCAAACGATAGACTATTAAAATTTAGCGAACAATTTAATTATTTTGTAGATGCACAGGTTCCTGAAGCACTACAAGTTAAAGGTGAACTAACAAAAGCACAACTAGAGTATAATACTGGTTTAGCCCTAACTTCTGCAAGAACCAGTACACTAACTTATCTTGCTAACTTTGAGTTAGTAATGGCAGCACGTCAAGCAGAAAAACTTGGAAGTATGTCATTAATGCAAGAAGCTAAGAAACTTTTAGGCGAAGGTCCAGAGTTTCAATCTTTAATTGCAGAAGTAGATGAATACTTAGAAAAACCAACAAGAGCAACTTTAAATAGTAGAATTAGAACTATACTTGGTATAACAAAAACACAGGGTGATGTTTTTGATACTTATACTGATGCAATAGATCAAATGGCTGAAGAACTTACTAATCAGTTTCAACCAAGTTTTTCTAATAAGAATATTGAGTTTAGAGATAAGTATGATACTAGAATGTTCTCGTCTGCGATACAAATCTTAGGTAATGAAGGATTTACTTCTGTTAGTAATCAACGTACTTCAGATATGAATATTACTGAAACAGCTTTAAAAAAGGCTGAAATAGTTACAGCGGGTGCTACAAATAGTACACCAGAACGAGCTGCAGCCATTGAGCAAGGAATATCTGTTGCTACTATTCAAGTAGGAATTCAAGGCAGATTAGATCAAGCATCACTTGTTGATTATCACTTGGAATCATGGCAAGAAGCATGGACTTGTTTAGAGCCTTCTCAAAAAAGATATATCATTCAAAATAATCTTTTAGGTTCTTTAATTGATCCAAATTTATCTATGGAAGAACAGGTACAACAAACAGAAATCCTTATAAATGAATATAGATTACCTGAGTATTTATTACCAAAGATTAAAAAGTCTTTGTTAAAACAATTAGAATCTACAAAGGCTTATGAATTATTCTTAGGAACTCAGCAAGAAGGTATTGTAGGGACACTTCCAGTAGGTAACTTTGAAATTAAAAACTCAACTACTATTGCAGATGCTCTTCGTGAAATAAGAAAACAAAATGGTTTTAGTAATACTGGAGCCTTTGATTCTCTACAGAGTTTATTTGAAATTGGATTAGGTCAAGAGTTGTTTGAAGGAACAACTAATGGTTCGTTATTATGGATTTACGGATTAGGTTTACCACCTGAAGATTATTCACGTTGGGTTGACGCAACTCAAGATCCAAGTGATCCAAAGTTAAAAGATATTGTTGATAAATATAATGTTAAAAAAATAACTAGGTATCAGAATCAACAAGAATGGATTGGCACTGAACCAACTTTATTAATGAGAAGTCAAAATGCTTTTATGCGGAAGGTTTTGGATAAGTTTTATACTGATCTTCCAAGACAATTTGACACATCAGAAAAAAAATTACCTGGTATATTTACAAATGCTCAAGTAAATGATTTAGCTACTACAGGAAACTTACGAGTTACAAATCAAACTGTTGGTAAGGTTTCGACAGATAATTTAAAAGCTAGAGGAGTTAATGCACAATTAAGAGACATTAACAGTTCAGTTGTTTTTTCTGATTCTGTTACAATTAATGGTGTAGAAGTTGGTTTTGGTTTTCCCATCCCAGTTGGAACAAAAGATGCACTTGGAACTATAACTTATTTCCATTCACAAACAAATACAAAACCACTACATGATGCTATTATTGATATTGCAAGTAGAACTAAAGAAGAAATAGATAAGCAAAAACTACCGTCTATGCTTCTTAGTCAACAAAGTTTATACTCCCAAGAACAAATGTTTAGGCAATTTGTTGTAAGATCTTTATTTAGTGATTTAGTAGTTACAAATCCAGTATACTATGCTGGAACTGGTGAGGATCAGCAACAACAACTATTAGCTTTACAAAGATATGCTGATACTGTTTTAAAAACAGAATTAGAATATAGTGAATTCTATAATCCACAAAGTACCACTACAACTGGAATTAAAGTAACTGGTTTTAGTAGTCCAGATAGTACTGATAATCAACTAGCAACTATTAGTTTACCTACTAGAAATGGAAGATTAACAGATGAAGGTACACAAAACTTTGCTAGACTTGGTTTTATGGTAGCTACTGGACGATATGAGATTGCGGATATTAAAAAAAGATTACAAGATTCATTATCAATATTAGGTAATATTAATGATGGAGAATCTTTAGCAACTCGCTTAGAAGATAATCCTGAACAAGCATTTTTCTTTACAGCAGTAATGAATGGTTTACTTGAAAGAGCAGCTAGAAGAGTACAAACTGGAGAGTTAGCTCAAACATCTATGGATTCTGCTATTCAAGCTGAAATTGCAACCTTAGTTGATAATACTGATTCTAAATCTTATGCGGGATTCTTAAGAGCATATGCTATTTTCTTAGCAAAAGCAAATGAAAGTACACTTAACGGAAGTATGCCATCAAACTTTAGAACTTCTGATCCTAATGAAACAATGAGACTAGTTGGTTCTATGGATGATTTAGTAAATAGTACACTAGAAGGAGAAGAATTAGTAAGGATAAAAGGATTGCAAACTTGGTTAAACGTAGCTTTAGTATCTGCTACACCACAAAGAGAACTAGAAGAAGCACGAGTAATCTCAGGACCAGGTTATTTAAGTACAACTCAAACGCAACGATCAAATCCTTTATGGGGAATTAGAACTTTATATCAAGCTTATCCTCAATCTATTCAGTCTCAAATGACTGGTGAAATGGTTGCAGAAAAAACTGATAGAGAACTTGGAATTCAAACTATTATTTCATCTTATGAAGCAGCTGGTGTTAAATTCAAAGGAAACTCTACTTATGAAAAATGGGAAGAACTTTTAATACAAACAGCTAGAATGGTTCCAGGTGGCGTATTTCAAATTGGTAGGGCTCCACAGGGTGGACCCGAGACTGCTTTTATTATGAATGCGCTGGAACTAGGCGGTGGTCTTGAAGATGAATATTTTGCAGAAGAGGGTACAGGATTAGTTGATGAGTTACGTCGAAGACAAAACCTAGGTTCTAATGATCCAACAAATGCTTTGTTTACAATGCACGCAGCCTTAGGTCCTAGCTTTAAAGAATTCCTTGATTTAGTTGTTCCTGGTTTAGCTAAACAAGGTTCAGTATCTTTAGAAAATATAGCTGTTGCTTGGGAAGACTATAGGCAATTCCATAGAACTAGAGATAAAATTCCTGTTGTTAGTCAACGAACCGCTATTGATGAAACAGGAATTAATGAAAGAATCTATGGTGAAATTCAAATAGAGTATGTTCCTCCAGAAATGGATTGGTTAGCTTCTTTAGCTTATGCCCATTCTCCAATAGACTTTGGAACAAGAGATACTGGTGAAATAGAACAAAGTATGAGTTGGACAAATCCTTTTGGAATTAATGATACATACCAAGAACCAACAATTGGTAGTAGATTAGAAGCCGTATCTTTTAACTATTTATTTGGACCTAGAGATGTATCACAAAGAACTCAAGAAGCGTATGAACGAGATATTCGTTTAGTTCTTGAACATTTTAATAGTGTTCCAGGTAGATTTAGAACCCAAGAATTACTTCCAGATGGTTCTGCAAGATTTATACCTGGTGTTGAGGATAAAATAAGAGCATTAGCTACACAATTAGTTGAAGAAAATAGTAGTTATGGTAGAAGATTAAAACCTAATCAGGGTGATTATGGAACTCTAACTAATGCTTATTTATTTAGCGAAGTTAAAAGAGTTTTCTTTGGTGATAGTGTTTCAGATAAAAATGAAGAGTTCTTACCACAAAGAACAACAGAAGCTGGGTTATTAGCAGGAAATAGACAAGCTCATTTCTCACTAAGATATCCTACAGATAGTGAACTTAAAGCCAGAAGAGGAGATAAGATCTATCCAGTAATTAGACAGTATCACTCTACCGAAGGAGCAGTAACAAAAGATTCTGGGACAATTAGTTTAGGTCTTCCTGTTATACCAGAACTAATGCCTTATCATAGATTTACTACTGATTCTAAGGGTAGAAAGTATTTAGAAGGATTAAGTTCGGATGCTTTAGAAGAAATGGATAGTAACTTACAGGTAATGGGGTTATTGTATACAGGAATCCAAAGAGAATCGGGTTTAAATTTTGGGGGTCCTGGAACTGGTGGAGGAGCTCCATCTCTTTCCCCTTCAAAAAGCTTATCAGTTTACAGTCAACAAGAAGTAGAATCATATAAACGAAATCCTTGGCTTTACATTAGAAATATAAAAACAAGAACCCTAAAGGTTCCTACTTATAGAACAAATGTACAATCGGGTAATATTAGTTTACCTCCAACACCAGTGAGTCAATAAGGAATAAGCATGTCTACCTTTAACTATAATGAATTATTTTTTCCTGTACAAAAAAAACCTGGAGAAACAGAACCTAAAACAAAAGAGGATAGAGAGTTTGAATCTTTTTATCAAGACATGCGAGCATATAGTGGTATTACTAATTACATCCAGTCTACTTATCAAAAAGCCAAGAAAGACGAAGAAGAAAAAACACCATTAAAAGAACAAGCAAAACAATTTGAAACAAGATTTAAAGATAGAAATATTACAGATAGTGATTTAATTGCTTCAGAAGAAGAAGTTCAAAATAGACTTCTCCGTGGACAAGGACCAATTCTCTTTAGAGACTATCAAGATGGTTCGTTAATCTTTAATCACCCTTCTCAAAATGAAATGCAATGGCAAATAGGAAGAGATAGATCAACTAGAAGTGGTATTTTAGCCCCAGAAAAAACAACATGGGGTCAACTAGCCCAAAGAATGTTAGCTAAAGATTTAGTTGATGAGGCTTTCTTTGTAAAGTATAAAAACGAACAAGTATTTAGTTCTCCAGAAACAAGAAAACAAATAGTTCCAATTCTTGAAAAGATGGCAAAGTACGGAAAATATGGAGCTGGTGCAAGCTGGGCTCAATACGCACCTACTGTTGATCCAGAAGATAGGTATAATGCTTTTGAAGAAACGCTCTCAGCTACTGTTCTTCCAGGATATAAAGCTATTTATGAATTTGGTAGAAACTATTTTGGTTCAGATCCTGTTGATGTTACCCAAAGTGTAGATAAACCTATTGGATGGGATCCAATAAAAGCATGGGCAATATACTCAAAAGAATATCCCGAAACAGCAGCTTGGTTTGAAACAAATGGAATGAATCCACAAGAATATTTATTAAATGCTAGAGATGATTTTCATTTCTTTGAAAAACTAAGTGACTTTATTGATAACAATGCTTTTAGACGAACTACAGAACATGATATACAGTTAATGGGTGGAGCCGAATATGCATGGAAAACTACAGTTTTACCTTTAATACGGGATTCTTTTGCTTCTTCTGATGCTCCAATTGATTTAGCAGTAACTGCTTTACTCAGTTCTGTATCTTTTGGTGGAGCTGGTGTTGGTTATCTTAGTGCAAGAGGTTCTTTAGCAGTAGGTAAACTAGGTATATCTGCTAATAATGCATCTAAATTAATCAAAGGTGCAACTACTTTAAAAAGAATATCAGACTCTACAATACACTGGCTACCTCATAATATTCCTGCTAAGTTTTTGTGGGCTCCAGGAAAAAGCCTTAGCAGTAGAGTAGGCCATTATACAGCAAGTGCCGTTAGTGTCGGTGTAGTAACTGGAGCTTGGTATAATATTGTAAATCAAATTCAAAATTCTAATTCTGATTCTAGTTTTAAGTTTAGTACTGCTAACCTTTATCACGATGTTCTAATGGAAATTGTTGGCGAAATTGGATTAGGGGGCCTAGGACTTGGGGTTTCAAAGACAGTTAACTTAGCTGCAACTAAAGCATTTAATGTCAATAAACTTTCTATTAAATTTTTAGATACATTACCTCCAACACTTAAGAATACTTTAATTGCCTCAGCTGCTTTATTACACCCACAGAAAAATCTTGCTGACATGTCCAAATATGAGTTAGAAAAACATACTGATGCTGTTATGTTATGGTATCAGTTAAAATCAGCTAACCTTTTAGGAAAAGATGGTAAGCAAAATAATATTTTATCTGTTGGTGCATGGGGCATTGCAAGTGGATTCTTAGGTCCACAAGATACTAAACTTGTAGTAGATAAAGCTAATAGAGAATTTGATTCAAAAAAGGATGAATTAAATTTAACAGAAGATGATCGTGATTTATTTGTATCTCAAATGCTTGTAAATAGTTTAGCAAGCAGAGGAATAGATATTGGTGGTGTTTCAGAAGCTTTAAATAAACTTAGATTAGAAAAGTTTTTAGCTGGTAAATTACAAGAACTGCAAGAAGTAAATAAAGAAAATGAAACTCAAAGAGATTCACAAGTTTCTTCTCTTGTTAATAGATTAAATGACTTAAATGAAGAAGCGTCTAAAATAGATCCTAATGATTCTGATTCTATTGACTCTATTAACGAACAGATAGAAGAGTTAAATATCCAATTAGAAGAACTTCAAAGTCAATCCTTTGAAGCTAATGTTGGATCTTTGTTTGAAAATGCGGACGAACAAAGTAAAGCATACGAAGAGTTTAGACTTAAAAGTGAAGAGCGGGTTAAAGAATTACTAAAGTTACTAAATGGAGAAAATGTAGTTAATTCTAATTTAGAACTAGTAAATGATGAGGATGTAAGTAATGTTTCTAGAGAAGATCTAGATGAAGTACAAGATGCTATTGAAAATAGTGATATACCTGATAATGGTTTACCATTAGATACTAACGATCAACTTGCAAATCAACTAGAAAATGCAGCTAAATTAGTTGAACGTGCTCCTGCTACACCCGAGGGAGAAGCTACATCAGCTCAACGTAATGAATTAGAAGAAGGCTTAGCAAAACTAGAAAGACAACCACAACAACCACAAACTCCTGCTCAAAATACAGCAAGTGGTATAGTGCAAGGCTTTAATGCTCTAGCTGGTGGTGTTAGTATAGCAGCAGCAACCAAAAACGCTACTGATATAAATAGAGTATTAGCTGGTGAGTTAACAATTGATGAAATGATTACAGATCAGGGTCTTGATCCAAATAAACAAACAGCACAGGATTTAAAAGCTGTATATAATCTAGCACAACAACAAGGTTTAACATCAATTACACCCGATCTTTATATAAGTCTATTAGCAGAAAGCAAAGGACAAACAACACAAACTCAAGTAACTCCTAGTGAACCTCAGGTAACTCCTAGTGAGCCTCAACAAACAACCTCAGTTGATATTGTTAATAATTTAAAAGATGTC